TTTTACCGCGCATTAATACCCCTTTAATGTTTATCTTAGTCCCTTACGAGGACCCGCACTCCCATGCTGGAGTGCTTACGTTTATTTATTTATTTGTTTGGAATATATTGGGCTTTATCGAGATCTTTACCACGTATGAGATCTTTCCCTCTTTTCCCTTATTTTTAGTATAACCCAAGTCGTAGCTTTTCTACGTCTTTTGGATGAGATATATTGTAACCCCTTTCTACACGCACCTACTGAATTGTTTCACAAATGTTTCTAGCATACAGGCATGAAATCCTGTCACTGTTGGACTCGCGAAACATGAAGGCAAGCCCCTCTGTAGTTGAGGCCATTAATCGTAACCTTCGAGTATCAATTATCACCGTATTTGGTTGGAAGTCATTTCATTTCGTTAGACCATCAAATCTAGCTGGCCCTGGTACGCCACCCCTTTATAATGACCGCTCACTATACATACAAAAGAAAGATTTAGACGAGCAACTTGCAGCTTGTTATTACCACTATTGATAAAAACCCCAGACGTGAAACCCCGACTTGTTCAAATCACTATGCTAATGCAGTTCACTGAGGAGAATAAGGGGACACACCAGGAAACAGGTCAACCCTTTATCAATCGCATCCATGCGCAAATGGAATTTTTACTTACTGATGTAGACAATCATCACTACACACCACAAAGTTTTGCCGATCTTACACAATATACCGGTATTTACTCACACCTTCGCACACAACTTACTGAAGAAGCTGTCTCTAAATTGGAAGGCTTAGTCGCGCTCTACGGAGCGTTGTCGGCCGTTAACAACGCCACTGGCTTTGCCAGTGTGCTCACACTATATGCCAAAACGCATAACCAACAATCCATTATTTCCCAATTGAAGAGCATCACCACTAGTTTATTCAGTGATGTTACACCACAATCTTCGGAACGACCCAAATGGCTCAACGACATGACTTCAGCATTGACGAATTGGAAATTGTTGCTGAATGCCCCGTCGTTTTCGAAAATCTCGCGAGTACTGTCTTTGCTTGTAACACTTGGAGTCACAGACAAGATTGCACTTTCCTACGGGAACTTTGAAATCTTTGCTGTCCAAGCCCAACAAAAACATGTTACCGCGATCGACCTTGTTGACGCATGTGTCGAAACTGTTGTCTTTTTTGCAGAAGGAGCATACACTTGCTTCACCACTGGTTCATTGAAACCCCTTCTGTTTTCCTCGAGCGAGATCGTACAGCTTGAGGAGAAATACATCACTCTCACCACTGAATGGGAATTTGTCCGCAATGGCAATCTCCAGAAGTATCGTGGGAAGGATGAATCAGAATTTGACAAAGACCTGAATGATACAATTGATGCTTTGGCTGTCATGTACAAAACTATGCCAAATGGAGCAGAAAAGAAGATCGTTCAACAAAAATGGGAAGCACTCGGCAAGATGAGAGCTGAGTTTATTGCTACCCGTGTCACTGGAGGCCTTAGGAAGTCACCCCTCGTCATCAAGCTACATGGAGATTCTGGAGTAGGAAAATCTTCTTGTGCTGACTTGGTTATGGCTACCGCTAATAAGGCAGTAAACGTCCCTAGTACCGCAGAATATGTTGTCACATTAGATGAGAATGAGAAATATATGTCTACGTATCGTTCCTATGTCACCGGAATTAAACTGGATGACTACGGAAATTCTAAGGCCGAATTTTGGGAAACCGCACCGTCAGATTGGATCATTAAGATTTGTAACAATATTCGTCAGGCCGCAATTATGGCTGACCTTGCAAACAAAGGCAAGATCACCATTGAACCACGCACAATGACAATTACCACAAATGTTAAAGATTTACATGCTGGCAAAACCTCCAACAACCCTATGTCGATTCTACGCCGTTGCCATATCCACGCAACTGTGAAGGTTCGACCTGAATTCACTACCGACAACATGCTTGATTCATCCAAGGTTATTGAACGTTTTGGAAACTTGGACACCATCCGTGATATTTGGCTTATCGATGTTGAGAAGCCAATTGGAGATGGACCAGGAAAACAGAATTTCAGTAGCTGGCAGATGGTCAAAGCTAATCTCGATATCTTTGAATTCCTTGATTACGTCGCAGACATGGCAGTTCGTCACGACGCACAACAAACTAGCATCGTAGATGCATTCAAGGAACCCGCAAACTTGATTACCATTTGTCCCACTTGCAAACACTTAGAACAGAAGTGTTCTTGCAACTATGAACCTCACTTTGGAGAGCGCATTGCTACAGTACTTTCAAAGCAATTCGCTTCCACATCACTTGAAGTCCGTAAGATGAAACTTCAGGCAGAGACGAGCATCGAAGAGTTTTCCGTCAAAGCACTACTTGCCGGATTCAACTATTTTTATGAATCGCCTTATGCCCAGTGGACCTCTTATTTGCCAGAAAAGTGGATGTCTAATGACCTTGTGAAATTGGGCATTCTTTATGCTGGATCGGACTGGATTGGTCAGGAAGTATCAGATTATTCAAGACGCTACACAGCACTCACCATTATCTTGACACTCTTTACTTTCTGTATCAACTTGGAATTATCAGTTTTGGTCTTTTCCATGTGCACACTCTTTTTTATGCTTTGCTACGCAGGTGTTGTAGAAGCTAAGAAGAGCGCATATTTGGAGGAGATTCATAAACGTCGAGGAGTATTACCTGAATTGTTCAAGACCGTTCGTGATAAGCACGTTGAATACGCGTGCGGTCTATTTGCATCACTTTCCTTATTATATGGAATCGCTCAAGTCGTTAAGGCTTTGCGCGTGACTATGGATATGCAGGGATCTTTAAAACCGACTTCTGTATCGGAAATTAAGGCAAGAGATGAAACCTCAAACCCCTGGGAAGCAACCACACCCGTTGCTCCTGATTCCCCAAAGTACTTTGCCACTAACCAAATGGCACGAGAACGAGTGGGAAAGTCGTTAGGACAGATTATCATTGGAAACCAGTTTTCTGGCGCTTTAGCCATCACCACAAATATTTTGGCTATTCCATACCATTTTTTACCACCTAGCACTACGACTGCCTCATTCAATCTCAACGGACGAATTATCAAATTTATCATCAACCCAGAACTTGCAGTACGCGTCAATGATGCTGACATGGCATTGATTTATGTGCCTAACACAGGACCATTGCGCAACATTACTAAGTTCTTCAACTCATCACACATTACGAACCCCACTGTCGCAACTATGGTTGGTCTGGATAAGGACAGACAACTATTTGATTCCCGCATTTTGTGGCAGTTTACGTCCGGTGTATCGAACGGTCCCCATGTATTTAATGGAGCCTATTACACTTTAACCGGAATGAAGACATTTGCAGGAATGTGTATGTCACCGATTATTTCCGAAACAAGTCGTAAGACTATTTTGGGAGTACATATTGGTGGTGTCACAGGAACTGCAAGAGGATGTGGAATGGCCATCCTTGAAACAGATCTTACATTCGCAATCGAAAGACTTTATCAGAAGAGCAAGACTTTTGTGCGCGGACCTCAAGCTTCAGAGATTCCCGATGAAGTAGCAGGGATTAAGATCGCCAAGAATTCTAGCGTCCATCCGAAGAGCCCCGTCAATTGGCTTGAGGAAGATGCTGCTGTTGAAGTGTATGGATCTATTCACAATCCTAATCACGGATACAAGTCAGCCGTTATTCAGACTCCAATTTCACCTATTGTTGAAGAGGTGTGCGGAGTGCCCAATTTGCATGGTCCACCCAAATTTGAGGATCCTATCGTGAGAGAGGATGGACATGTTGACAAGCAGACTTGGAAGCCATGGTATGCATCTATTGCTACCTGCTCTCAACCTTCTATTGGGTTTGACGCAAAGAATGTTGAATGGGCCATGAACGATTATCTCATGGAGCTCAAAGATGACTTCGATAAACAGAAGTGCATCTGGGAGCGTGATATGAGACCTCTCTCCAGAGTCGAGATCGTGTCTGGCATTGATGGAAAACGCTTTATTGATAGTATGAATTCTAGTACTTCAATGGGCTTTCCCATATGTGGACCCAAAAACCGTTTCTTGGTAGACTTAGATCCTACGGATCAAAACGCCGCACCAAGAACCTTTGTTCCTGAGATTTGGGACATGGTAGACGCCCTAGACTTGAAAGCAAGTAAAGGTGAAAGCTTAAACCAGATCTTTGGAGCTAGTCTCAAAGACGAACCCACAAAACTCATTAAGAATGGAGTTCCAAACGAGAAAGTAAGAGTGTTCCAGGCAGCCCCTATAGCACTCCAAATTCTCATTAGGAAGTACTTCTTACCAATTGCTCGATTCCTGTCGATCAACCCTCTTACCTCGGAATGTGCAGTAGGTATCAATAGCCACGGAGATGAATGGCATGAACTTTCTGAACATATGGCCAAATTTGGCAAT